CCTGTAAGAGAAACTCCAAGCAGACGCTCTTCTTCTGTGTTCTTCTGCCAGATCTTACGTAGGTATGGGAACTTAGTGTACGTAGACTGAATAGTCCCCAAGATCGTAGCTAAACGCACCTTACGCTCTAGGTCTTCTATACTATCGGATGCACGTACTACACACTCAGTTAGGTTACAGAACTGGTACGGGCGCAAAATTATCTCACTGCACGGATTAGTACCAAATTCCCAATCACTATCCCTTCGGGTATTTTTAGCTGCTTGTTTCTTAGATGCTTGACGGTTGAAGATACCACGCTCACCTGAGCCTGATTCCACCAGTGCCATCCACTCACGCATGAAGGATAAGCTGTCTGGCTTCTCAGTGTATGACACAGAGTTATTAGCCAAGGCACGTTGTGGGTTGTTAGTCCACCAGTCGCCTGATTTAGCATGACGCATACGGTCATCTGATAGGTTAGATAGAGAGATCATAGCAGACCGACGGACACCACCGACGACTACGACTTCACCGATCTTACACATGATGTCGTGGGCTTCAATGCTAGACAACTTACGTCCTTGTGCATCTTTGAACTTAGCGATGACAAAGTTAAACAAGTCTACCAACGGCGCTGGGCCAGAGGCACGTCCACCGAATGTCTTTAGACGAGCACCTGCAGGACGGACACGTGACACATCCCACTTGGGGATCTCACCACTGTAGAGGAGTGCAATCACTTGACGTAGAGCTTTAGCCCAACCTTCTTTACTATCCTTCACGACGACTGTGGTCTCACTCTGGAACAACTGTGGTACTTCTGGCAGCTTAGTCACGAACTGACGTTCAACAGAGAAGCCAACACCAGTACCACACAACAGGATGAACATGGCCTCGTCGAAACTCTTGGGGTCATCTACAGGTAGGTATGAACAGTTATACCCTGCCGTGTTGTCACGCTCAAGGGCTGGACCTGCAGTCATCACCGCTCTCATAGAAGGCATAACCTCCAGGTTTAGGATAGCCTCTTGGATCTCTTGGTACGGCTTCCAACCACTCTCGTCTGTGAGCTTAGATGCTACGATGTTGTCCATATATCGCTCAACAGTTTCAGACCAAGTCTCACGTCGGCCTTCCTCATCTAACCATCGTGCATAACGTGATGTGTGAATGAATGCTTGGTAGTCTGTTGGTAGTTGGTTGTTCATCGTGTGTCCCCTGATCCTGTTAAAGTTCCTCGTGCCTTACGCCCGTAAAGCTTTTCTAAATTACCCATTGCAATGTCTTGAAGGTCGATGTTCAGGTCACGGCATAACGCTGCAACATACCAGAGGACATCTCCAACCTCAGCTGCAATAGCTTGTCTATCGAAGTCACCATCCCGTAGCATCTTCTTTACTTTGTTGGCTACTTCCCCTGCTTCACCCGCTAACCCTAGGGCTGGGTACAAGATGGAGTGAGTTGACTTATAGATAGCAGTCTTAGCAGCTAACTTTTGGTAGTCATCAAGACCCATACTCTTATTCTGGTACACGTCTTTTAAGTATTCCCATGTTTCTATATCTGTATTAGTTGACATCTTCTACCTCACACTCCTCTAGTATAACATCGTCTATATCGTATATTGCTGTACTTAGCAGTTCTTGTATTACCCGCTCCATCTCTGCCATATCAGCTTCAATGAAGTTAGCATCTGGATCTATAGTTAGCACTAATCTAGCTTCAAATCTCACAGTCAGAACCCCTAGTTATATTGTTATTGCGGTTAAGGTCAACCATATTCTTTTTTCAACCTGTCTAAAGATACAAACTCTGGCTCGTATACACCATTCTCTATCTCTCTCTTGATGATACAACCCTTCCACCACTCTAGGTTTGACTGTCCTGCCCACCCTTCGTCACCACCTTTGAAGCACCCTGCCACAAGACCGATGATTGAGTTGGGATGAGCAGAGTCTTTGAAGTAAATAGAACGCTTATGGCTATGACCACAAGTAGATGAATGGTTTCTATTCTGGAGTAGTGTGTAGCCGTGATGAACACCAGACATAGCTGTGCCAAAGTTACCACTGGAAAAGAAATGAGCATAGGAGACACCGTCATAGTCAGCGATAGCAGGGGCTGAGTTCTGGTACTCATGGTACTCGTCGAACCAATGGTCTGTTTGAAGATGGCTAAAAGAAATGCCATACTTTTCACCATGTAACCTTGGGTCATGTGCGATTGCTTTCTTAATCCTATTCTCGTGGTTACCCTCGAAGCCAATCCAGAAAGGTTTCTTATACTTTCGGATGCTTGGCTTCTTGCGTAGCCTATCCATTGCCTCGTTGTAGTGCTCGATGTCTTGTCCATAGTTCTGCGATACGATTGCACTTGGGTATCTTGTGTCAAAACTGTTGAGAGACTTCATGTCAGCACCATCACCTAGGTCAATCACGTAGGTAGGGTTGATGTCGTAGATCAATTCACCCAGTAAATCAAACCTTTCGTTAGAGATACTAGGATCTGTGTGTGCACAACTGAATACGATTGCTGTTTTAGTAGACATCTTCGACTACCTTTCTTGTTTTCTCTAAGTGATCTTGCTCTGTGTTACCTGAGGAATCTATTACGAATGGGCCTGTCTTGTGTAGTCTGTCTATATCATTCATTGCAGTAACCATTGATGCGTAGAAGTACTCTTCCTCGAAGTGTTCCCCTGTAGACACATCCCTCACCCAACAAAGATTCCAGATACGCCCTTCGTCATCATCGAATGGTCCCCGTATGACATCCAGGATCTCTACGTGTGGTTCAAACTTACTCATCCTTCTTCTCCTTAAGCCACTCTTCTGGTATTACTTTGTCTGCGTACTTAAAACCATGCTTGGTGCACCAGTCTCCGTAAGAACTCTTAGCACCTTTATATAGTTTAGCTCTGCTATTAGCAAACACAAACCGTATATCTAACTCAGGGAATTGCTTCTTGATTTCTTTATGCTTACGTCTGTCAACAGATACGAAGCGTCCCTTGGTTTCTATTATGATACCGTTCTCTAGAACAAAGTCAGGTGTGTATGTCCGTACCTTCAAGTCAACCCACTTTATCTTCTCTTTCTCGTAGGTGAACTTAACTTTCTTCTGCCTTAGGTACTCTGCTGTATCTTCCTCTAGACCCGAACGGTATCCCTCTTGTATGCCTCTGAATTTATTCCTGTTGTAGGCCACCACTAAACTCCAAGTCTTCTGGCACCATTGGTTTCTTTACAACCTCAGTAAGGAACACAGGCCCAGTGCTATAGATAAACTTACGTAACTCAGGAAAACATTCTTTCTTGAAGTCACAGTAAGAACAAGCTGTAGCTAGTTTCTTGTTACCGTTAGGGTTAGACGAAGACTGAGGGACAGGCTCAAAGCCTCGCTCTGGTGGTTCTTCTAGGCTGACCATCTGCTTGAGGTGAGATACCTCTTGCTCTTTTGATTTAAGTTCTTCTGTAAAGTCATAGATGTCCAAGCAGACGTGACCGTTAACTTTATCAATGACTAGGAAACCACCGTGAGTTTTGTCTGTAACCTTAGGGTCATCCTTAGCTGCGTACACATAAGAGGATAGCTGTGAGATGTAACCGAAGGGATCGTCCTCACGTAGGTTGCCTTCTTTGAACTTCTTAAATGCGTAAGGGGATGCTGACTTAACGTCTACTGTCATGCCATCAATGACTGCATCTCTGTGTCCTTTGATACCGTGAACATCCATGCGATCCTGCATACCAGTTACACTGTGACCAGACACAGCTGCGATTGTTAGGACAAGCTCTTCGACAATGTCACCGTAGAAAAACTTAAGTAGTGCAGAAGCAGGTAGTTCCTCTGACTCCTCTGTCTTATTGATTTTGTACCACAGTTTTCTCTCACACTGAGTACCTAGTGCTGATAAAGATAGATACCCCCGTGGCTCTTGTGGCTTAGAAAACCTTTGTTCTGCCATCTTCGAGATGTTGGTAGCCATGAAGTCACCGAGAGTTTTATTCCACCCGTTATGACCTAGGATGGTTTGCTCGATGTCATAAACTAATGTATCTATCTTTTTCATATTAACCTCTTTAGATTAGATACCCCCACCCAACTAAGGGAAGGGGCTTTGGCAAGGACACATACACAACGTAGATGTAAGACCTAGAAAGGGATAGCATCGTCTTCGATAGGCGACACTTTTGCTTTCTTAGGTTTAACCTCAGGTTTGACTTCTTGGGAGGAGAGACTGGACAGATCTCGGAAGCTACTAGTTGAACCAGTACCATCTGATTCAAACTCGACAGCATCAATAACCTGTACAGACTCAAGACGTGAGCCAATACGTCCGTTACCTGCGGGATAAACCGCTACACGAACAAGACCAGTGGAACCGTTGCCGATGTAACCATCAACTTCGAAGTCCCAAGGTTGTCCCTTGACGTTAGCAACAGCAGGTGCACCACCCTGCCATTCAAACTTACCTTTGTGTGGACGAGCGAATGTTACCTTTGTACCACCTTCAACGGAGTGCATTGCCTTAGCACAGCCAGACTCTTTAAGCTTCTGTGTATTGGCATCGTCCATGACGACAGTGATTTTGTACTCGCCCTCTTTCTCTTCGTTCCAAGAAGCACGATCACGATTGCTCTCGAAGACCTTGGCCCACTCCAGTGTACCGAAAACTTCTACGAACTTTGTTTTAGATTCTTTAGCCATGTTTACCTCTTTTAGTTTACTAGCTGATTTGATTTGTATCATCAAGGTTTAGTGAGTGTCAAGCCAATTTTTACCTACATCGTAAGATCCTGGCGTTGGTATCCTAAACCCTAACTCTTGGCCTACCTCAAGCATACAGTCTGCCTGAAGTTTACCTAATGCTTCTGCTTCTTCTTTTGTTCCTATCACCTCTGTCTGGTACTCATCGTGAATAAAACCTACTAACTTAAAGTTAATACCTAACTTCCTAGCCTCTGATGTCCACTTTAGAAGTGTGTGCTTCATCAGGATACTTTCAGCTGACTGCAACATACCTGCTAAAGCTTTGTGTGTCGAAGGTACTTTAACCTTACGTCCGTCATACCCAGTAAAGTAACCCTTTTCACCAACAGCAGGTATCAGTTTGTTCTTTAGTTGTGCAAGACCATCAATAGACTTAACGAAGTTATCTCTAGCCTCCGTTGCTTGCCGTTGGTTAACCTTTAGGATCTGAGCAGTCTTAGCTACACCCGCCCCTAGAAGCCAAGCATAGATAAAAGTTTTAGCCATATCCCGTGTAGCATGGTTAAGTCCGAGGGCACGTTTGTTAACATTGTGGATGTCTGTCTCGTCCTCTTTCTTACCTTCCATAATAGCTTGCGCATACTGGTCTGCATCAAAATACCTCCATAAGTAGTCTGCCAACACCCGCAGCTGTATACCATCAGCATCAGTACCAACCAAGAAAGAACCACTAGGCACAGTCCAACAAGAGCGAAGGTGTGAATCATAGTTTTTCTTAACCTCTTCTACTGGTGACTTAGGTTCACCGTGGAAAGCTGATGGTATGTTGGCTGTGTTAGGTGCCGTGTGTGCACAGCGTCCAGTCCAAGCACCGATGTTATTGATTGTACCATGTATACGTCCATCACTTCCGACTTGACCTAACCACTCTACAAGAGAGGAACGTCTACCTTCTAGGGTCAACCACTTAGCTAGAGCTTTTGCTCCCTCAGGTGCATCGTCCGAGAGTGTGGATAGGTTATCCTCTGAGACTGTCCAACCGTATCTGTCTAGGTGGTTCTTCTTTTCATCATAGAACTCTTTAGACATCGAGGCTACCGTTGTTCCGTATGGATCTCCGACAGACATACGATCAAACTTTTGGTATGTCTTTGTCTTGTCCACTGGCTTCCAACCTGCATCCCAGAGTGCATCAATACGATCTCGTGGTGAACCAGGATTGAAGTCTACCCAGTCAAAACATAGCAGGTCTTCCCCGTCCACTTGAGTAAGTGCGTATCGTTCCTTTGCTTTCTTAACAGATGCCATCTCCTCACCGTCCTGCTTTAGGCGGTACTTGAGTGTATGTGTTAGGGTAAGCTTAGGTGGGAAGTCTACTTGAAACTGCTCCTCTAGTACATCCATCTGTGCCTTTACAGAGTTAAGTAAGAACTCAGCCTTGTGAGCATCAAATGCAAAGCCGTAGTACTTAGTACGGACAAGCTCTACCTGTAAGTCGTGCTCTGCTCTCAGTGACTTGCGCCAGTCAGGGTCGTAGATGTACTGAGCGAAGTGATTATGCAACGCCTCGGTAGTATCCAAGTCACCTAACCAATACTCCACCATCTCATCTGAGAAGTTAGCGAAGTCATGGAAGTCCCCTTTGTATACACCAAGACGAATACCCCAAGCCTGTAGGCTATGTGGACTCTTAGCACCCTTAGGTGTTGGTGTATCATAGTCAATCAAACGAGAAACTATTAGCGTGTCGATGATCTTCTTTGGGTCGATAGTCTTTGGGCCGAGCAAACGGTTAAGTTCTGGTGCATCAAACTGGATGAAGTTATGTCCAACGATATAGTCAAGAGATTTGTACCACTCAATAGCGGCAGCTTTAGCTACTGGATCTTCATGGCACTTCTCAAACTTGTAGACCTCACCTGTCTTCAAGTCCTTACCACCACAAAGCCACAGCTTGTCACTACCGACAAGAGTATTTGTTTCAATGTCACTGACTGCTATCTTCATACGTTGAATGAAACCTCCTCAAGTATCGTTGTCTCTGGGTCGTAATAGACAGACCCTGCGTTACCCAACTTAGCGAATGGTCTGTTCTTGTCAACAATAAAGTAGGTTGTGTTTCGCTCTGACTCTTCTTCAGCCTCAGTATCACGGTTTAGTTTGATACATACGATAGCTTCTTCTTCCAGTGATGCAGCATACTTTGTACGACCATCATCGTTGACCTGTGAGATAAAGATAACACCGATGTTTAACTCTTTAGCTAGTTGAGCCATACGTGCACCAAGGGTTGTCAGTGTACTGGTAGCACCTTCAACACCTGCATTAGACAGGTAAGCTAGACGCTGAACGTGGTCAATAAAGATATAGCTTGCACCGTAAACAGTTGAAGCAAGACGCACATAGTCCAACAGTTTCATTGGGTCATCGTGTGCTTGCATCTCGAAGATGATTGTCTTGTCGTCTCGTGCTGCCATCTTAGCTGCTAGAATAACTGTGTCTTCATCAACACCATTCTCGGCAGCATCCTCTTTAGTACGAACGTTAAACCCTAACTCATACGTAGCCATAGCACGGTAGGTGGTAGACTTCATCTCCTCCATGTGAAGCAAAGCGATCTTAGTGTCAGCCTTCAAGAGACCAATCTCAAAGTATCGGATCAACTCAGTCTTACCTTGCCCACGTAAAGCTTTGATAAAGGTCAACCCACCTTTGACTAGACCACGGATCTTGTCGTCCAGGGCAGTGTGCCCAGTTGGTACGTACTCGTATGGGTTCTCTGTCTTGATTGCTTTCTCTACCTCGATGTCACCAACAAAGAAGTTATCAGGTGAGAAACGCTGAGGTTTAACAGCGGCCCAACGCAGATCCTCTTGGTCACCTGCTTGGATAAAGTCACTTGCGTCCTTGTGTTTAGTCAGAGGTACATAGTAAAACTTTGAAGGGAACAGTTCGTACAAACGGTTTGCTGCACCTTTACCTGCTTCATCCTGTTCACCTGCGTACACAACCTCTTGGAATGAATTGAGGTAGTCGAAGTTCTTCTTTATAAACTTATCCGACAGGGATGCAGAAGGAATGGACTTAACAGGGAAGCTCTTACCCAAGGCTTGATACAGAGATGCTGCATCAAACTCACCCTCAGTAATATAGATGCGCTTACTTGATCCTGCGTTAAAGTCTGGGCCGAACAGTTCTGTGATAGCACCCTTCTCTTCTGTCCAAAACTTTTTCTCTTCGAAGCCACGGTACTTAACATTAGACGGGTACTTGAAAGCGTACCGCACTGGGTCACCCTCATCGTCCATTTGCAGTTGGATACCATAAAGCTTACAGACATCTGCCTCTAACCCACGGATACCTCTGTAGGTGGCCGAAGCTATTTGTCTTGTGTGTACTGGCGGTTTCATTGTGTTCACTGGGTACGCCTCCTCTGCCCAATCAGCAATCTCAGACCTAAAGTTAGGGCGTGGGTACTTACCTGGCTTACCTGTTTTTGTTTCACATACATGACAGAAACCAGATTTAGTCAGGCTGCTATAGTAAAAACCATCTGAGCTACCACAGTCTACGTATGGACAGGCTACTCGTTCGATGTCAAACTTTTTATCGTTAGCTACCATCATTCCATATCTCCATCTGTCCACTCGTCCCAGTCTTCTTCGCTGTAGATAGACCCTAGTTCTTTTTCAAACTGTAGATCATCAACGTGGTGTTTAAGAATTAGCATAACGTCTTCGGACGAAAGACCATTCTCTTTCATGAATAGCTTTATGTTTGTTGTGTTAAGTGTGTCAGGGTCCATCAGCTTATCCTTTTAGTTCTATTTGAAACATGCCTTCTGTTTGCTTCAAAGAAACAACTATGTCAAGTAATTGTTGGTACGACATGATAAGCATCTCGTACTTCTCCAAGTCATCGTCCCATTGACGTATGAATACAGTACCATCATCGGCAAGTATCATCTCGACATCATTCATAGTCCCGCTCTCGTCTAGGCTACGAATAACTGATGCGTCGGATTCAAACTCTACAGTAAACATTATGTTAGATCCCCGTCTGTCCAGTTGTCCCAATCGTCGTCCTGCTTGTTAAGCTTCTCACGTTCTTTGGCACGTTGACGTTCCTCTGGTGTCATATCACGGATAACTTTCTTTGCTCTGTCTACGAACCATTCATCTGGTATGGGCTTACGCCCCTCTGGGATCTTAGCCATTATGCCACTCCACTACTCGCCCTGTGTTCCATGTGTTAGCCTCTGCCTGTGCTTCCTCTTTGGTATCGTAGAGTTTCACAGGTGTCAGGTTAGTGAATACTTTAGAGTTCTCCCTGACGTAATCAGAGTGACCTAACTCTATGTCAATCATCACTGCGTATTTCATTTAGTGTTACCCCATTTGCTTTAGGTCTTTTAAGTATGAGACTGCTCTTGGCCCGATCTCAGTCATAGCATCAAGCGTATCAAACAAAGTTACTACTGCACGAAACTGTTTCATATCAGGACACAGAGTCACGTTTATGTCAAGCACCCCTGTGATTAGATCATTGTATGACCAACCCCGTGTGGAAATGTTCTGTTTATCTTTACGTCCTAGATGTACATGCAGTCTAGCTACTCCATGTAGTAATTTATCTAGGTCACAATCTAAGTCTGCGTAGCTGTTCATTTTATCCTCCTGCTACTTCGTTCCAGATTCTTTGATCAAGCGCT